GCATGCTGACGGATGCGCCGCCGAGCACGCTCTGAAGTCCGGCGACCTTCTCGCCGATAGCGCGATCGAGGCTGAAATCCTTGATCCGGTCGTCGATCTGGCGGCCAAACTCGTCGCGCGTGTAGTCGAACCACGATTGCGCGTCAATGTCTGGCAACATCGTCATGCGCGCTTTACCTCAGACGGAACGTCCCGGCCGTGGGCGCGTTGGCGGCATATTTGGGCAGGCTCTGGGCGAACAACGCCTCGACGTCCGGCTTGTACCAGCCCTGGGCCTCGTATTCGCCCTTGATCATCTCCTGCTGCGAAGGCGCCAGATTTCGCCACGTCTGAGGCGCGATCTGATTGGGAGCTGGCAGGTTGTACTGCTGCGGCTGGGCGCCCATGGTATTGGTGCCGCCGCCCATGGCGTTCTGCGCCTGATCCATACCTGGCTGCTGCGGCTGCCCGGCCTGCTGGCCGGCGACGCCGCCGACCTGGCCCATCAATGTCTGCAAGGTGGCCGCCTGCGGCGACTGGCCGGTGGTCGCACCGCCGCCTGGCACGTACTGGCCCATGGCCGCGGCGACGAGGTCGCGCATGCCGCCCGGGGTGGCGCCGAGCACCTGCTGGTACTTGGCCCAATCCGCCGGCCCGCGCAGATTCGACAGCAGCGTCAGGTACTGATTCGCCGTTTGCTGCTGCAACGCCTGATTGGCCCGCGCCTCCTGGGCGGCCTGGAGCCACTGGTTGTACTGCTGCTGCTGGGCGGCCTGTGTCTGGGTACCGACCGCGGGCGCCTGGCCGGGACCGTAATACTGCCCGTACTGGGCGGCGGTGTTGTACGCCTGCTGCCATTGCTGCTGCTGGCCGCCCAGCGTCTGCTGGCCGGCGGTAGGCGAGCCCCAGGTGCCGAAGGTTTCGGCCTGCCATTGCTGGACAGGCATGGTGTACTGGCCCTCGTACATGCCGGTCAGGCCAGCCTTATCCATGACCTCCTTCCAGGCCTGCTGCGCCTTTTCGAACGCCAGCCGTTCGTTCTGGTACTGCAGCATGCCCGTGTTGTAGGCAGCCTTGGCTGCGTCGTCGGCGGCCAATCGCACCTGATTGAATTGCTCGACCGTCAGCTCTTCTTGTTCCATGTCTTACCCTCCTTGCAATTCGGCGAGCGACGGCGGACCAATAGGACCACCTGCCATCGGTCCGGCTGGAGGCGTCGACATGGGCGCCAATGCCTCGATCGAATCAGGTTGTGATGGGGCTGGCGGCCTGAGCTCCGGGTACGCCTTGACGACTGCCCGATACACGTGGGAAAACCCCTCGGCGCCCAGTCGCTCGATCTCCTGTTGCCGCCCCTGGTGATTGGGAGTGCCGTCCGGATTGAAAAGCCTGCTTCGATAAAACTCGAGCTTCTGCTGCTCGGTGATCTTTGCCGAGAACGGGCTCCTGGCTGGCGCAAACGCCAATGCCACCTCGGTAGCGGTCTGGTCGATCCACAAACTAAGATCGCGAGCAATTTCATCAAACATCGTTTCTTTGACCGCTGGACGACGATGAGTAACAACCTCGGCTTTGTCATCGATGTCGGTCGATTCGGCCACATCCGGCATCATCTGGGACGGCTGATACGGCTGCACGCGCGCTTTAGCTCCTGAATTCCTTCACCATCCACGGCAGCACGTCGGTGAAATACCGGCGCAAGGTGCGGTACTCCTCCACGATTCGCTCACTTGCGCCTTCCACGCGCAGCGTCTCGGGCTCGGGCCACTGCCGCGTAGTACCTGCATCGACCACCGGAATCACCCACTCGCACTCGGTATCGGTCACGTCTGCCCCGGCAAGCCGACCATATTGGCGGGCGGACCCGGCACCATGGGCGCACCCGGGATCCCGCCCGGCGGCATGCCGCCCGGTCCAGCCATACCCGGTGGCGGAGGCGGGGCGAGCGGCAGTCCAGCCCCTGGCGAAGGCACCGGATTCGGCGGCATGCCACCTGGACCAGGCATGGGCGGCGCACCAGGCGTCCCGCCAGGTACGCCCGTGGCGCCAGGCTGAATACCCGCCAGCTCCTGCATGCTCGGCGCACCAGCGGCGGCCATGCGCTCGCTTCGGATGGTCGCGATCTTTTGAAAAATCGCGTTCTTCAATTCGGCCTGGATCTCCTGCGAATTCTTCAGGTCGTGCAAAATCCAGCTCTTCTCCACCTCGTCAGGATTGCTCCCAGCGTCCTCGACCGCGTCCTCGTAGGTGATCAACTTCAATTGCATCTTCTCACCGATACTACGAATCTGAATAATCTCATTGCTGGGCGTACTCGGCGCCAGCAACGCGTTGTACCGATGCACACCTTTCAGATCGTCCGGACCAATCCCCAGCCACGACGCCTTGCTCTGACCACCGATCGTTTTCTTGCCCTTTCTTGCCTCGATCTCGCCCCAGGCATACACCTTCTCCGAGATCCTCTTTTCGATCAGCCAGCTCTCAAATCCGACCCTATCGCCCAGCGCTACTTCGGCATTTTTGACGATCGGATCCCACCCCAATCGCGCCAGATACGCTGCCTGATTAAGGGCATACCCTGACTGATCTGACGCCACCACCCCCTGGATTACACTGGGCAATGCCATCTCCAGCATCTCTCTCACACTGGCCAGCAATTTGTCGAAATCAACACCGCTCCTCGGCTGATCGATAGGACTCACATCGAACGGATACAGTTTGCCCGGCTCGACGTTCTGACTCTTCTGTCCTTCTCTCCCATCCTGCCCATACGGCGTGGTACCCAGACCCTGGATCACGCCCGGCGGCGTATTTTTCTTGAACGCCGGAAAACCTGTCAGAAATGCGGCATTCCCTTGAATCGTCACCAGCTGGTCCAGCAATGGGAACAACGGCAAAAAGCCGAACAGAATCCCTAGCCCGGCGTGCTCCGGCAGCCTCGACGCCGTGGTCGTGCCGAGTGCATGAAAATATGGACCTCTGAGCGTCTTCAGAATCGGATCCCCATAACAATGCGGCACCACCCTGACCAGCGTGCCCTTACCACTTCTGCCTCTCTGATTCGGACCCTGCAAGACGATCACCTGCCTGCGATAATCCCAGGCCTCGATGCACCTGATCGTCTGGCTTTGAGAAAACCCCCTGCGGCTGCTCCCCCGATAACTGGATGCCCACTCCGCTCTTGCCAATTCCACGGCTCTGGGATCCAATCCACTCCATGTCCTGGGACTCACCACGTCGCCACTCGAATCCAGCCCGGTCCCGAACCGTTCCAGCGCCTCGTGGTACGGCAATTCCTTGATCTCCACCGCGCTGGTCATGCCATTTTCATTCTGCGTGTAATAAAACGTCTCGGGCGGCACATCCGTGGTCGCTATCGGATACGGCAGTCTCAATTTGTAATCTTCGGTCTTGTGGTGGTACAGCCGGTCCTTCGCGTCCTGGTCGTACTCCTTGATCGCCTCGACCTCGTCCTGGATCTCCTTGCTCGCTTCGTCATACTCGCCCCACGCCGTATGACAGCGCTCCACCGTCTTCAGAATTCCCTCGCCCTTGACCGCCAGACTCCATAAAAACAACCTGAGCAATTGTCTTCTCGCCTCTTGCTCTTGCCGTTTCCAGCTGGCCTCGAAAAAATGTTCCCGGAGTGTGGCGTTCTGCTGATATACGTCGCCAAATCCGATAGGCTTGAATTGCACGCTCATGGGATTGACGCTCAACGCCGCCGTCACCGTATTGGCAATGTGCATTGCCAACGTGCTCCCAGCCCTGACCTCGATCGCAGTCTTCTTATATGCCTCCGGAATATCAATGGGCAGATTGCCAAACAACACGTCATCAATATCCCGATACATCTGATCGCGATCGTCGAACTGCCTTAGCAGATCTTCGGCGTGCTCGAGCACCACACGCTCCATCGCTTCTTCGTCCGAACTCTTTCCACTACTGCTGCTGCTGAACCACCCACTCGGTGGACTGGACGACATGCTCATGGCCCGTCATGCTCCGGCCATTTCGGACCTTTTTCTCCATTCACCTCGCCGCCCACCTTTGTATGTGGATGCGCCAGCCTGGGAAGATTGCAAAACACCGGTAAGCCGCGCTCGTCCTGCGCCACTTCCCTGCGGCACAACAATCGATCCTCCGGTTTCATCACTTCAAATCGATGCCTTGGCCGGTATTCGCTCACCCTGCCTTCGTCTCCAATACTTCGATTCGCCGTGCCAGTGCTTCAACCTCTTCCCGCGTCACTTGCGGTACTCCATTCAGCACCAGCTCCCCCTCCACCCACATCTTCCCCTTATGCACCCACAGCCCACTACTACTCTTCTGATACCCGTTCGTCTCTTCCAAGAAGTGCTGGGCTGAGACAACCATCTACCCCCACCTCATCTCCACCACGTCCTCGTCCCTACCCCCAGGCTCCGCTTCCGCACATAACCCATACCGAAACGCGTCTACCGCATGATCTTCCGTCT